CCGCGTCGGGCTGTTCCGAAAAAGCGGGAGACGGGTATGGTAGACAGTATGTTAAACTTTTTTGGAATGAAATAAATGGCACTTCCTCCGCAGATGGTAGACATGGCAATGGGCGCTGGTGGTCCGGCTGAACAATTGCCTGAAGAGATGATGGTAGAGCTTCCTGCCGAGAACATGCTTCCAGAGGGCATTGAGATGGCCGGCATGGAAGAAATGATCGAGGTCCAAGCTGCGCTGTACGATCACAATGCTAATTTGGCGGAGATCCTTGATGATTCCGTCCTCGGGTCGTTGTCCTCGGATCTTCAGGACAAGATTGACGATGACAAGGAGTCTCGCGAGGACTGGGAAGAGGCGATATCCAAGGGCTTGAAGCTATTGGGTGTAAATTACGAGGAGCGCAACGAGCCATTTCTTGGTGCGAGTGGGGTGCATCATCCGCTGCTGAGTGAGGCTGTTACGCAGTTTCAGGCGCAGGCGTACAAGGAAATGCTCCCGGCGGGTGGTCCTGTAAAGACCCAGGTTCTCGGTGCGGCGACCCGGGTTACTGAAGAGCAGGCGCAGCGTGTGCAGGACTTCATGAACTACCAGATTACGGAGGTTATGGAGGAGTATGATCCGGACACGGATCAGATGCTGTTTTATTTGCCGCTGACGGGATCGACCTTCAAGAAGGTTTACTTTGATCCGGGCAAGCAGCGGGCTGTGTCGAAGTTTGTGCCTGCGGAGGATTTGATTGTTCCGTATTCGGCGAGTGACTTGAATACTGCCGAGCGGGTAACTCACGTTGTTCGTATGACGGAGAACGAGTTGCGTAAGTTGCAGGTTGCTGGTGTGTACCGCGACGTGGATTTACAGCCGGGAGAAGAAGAAGATGAAGGAGTTATTAGGCAGACTGGTAACGAGTTGCAGGGTGTACGTCCGTCGTATGGCGACGACGTTTACACACTGGTCGAATGTCACACGGAACTTGATCTCGAGGGCTTTGAGGATATTGGACCCGAGGGTGAGCCTACGGGCGTTAAACTCCCTTACATTGTCACTATGGATGAAGGGTCAGGACAGGTTCTCTCGGTGGTGCGAAACTATAGAGAGGCGGATCCACTTCGTAGAAAGCGACAATACTTTACTCATTATAAGTTTCTTCCTGGGTTTGGCTTTTATGGCTTTGGCCTGCTTCATACTATAGGGGGTTTGTCACGTGCAGCGACATCTATCCTCCGTCAGCTTATCGATGCGGGCACTCTTTCGAATCTTCCTGCTGGCTTTAAAGCTCGTGGCGTTCGTATTCGCAACGACGATGAGCCGCTTGCTCCTGGCGAGTTCCGTGATATTGATGCTCCCGGTGGTGACCTTCGGAATGCTCTTATGCCCCTTCCATACAAGGAACCTTCTGGGACACTTGCTCAACTACTGGGCGTTATCGTCGATTCAGGAAGACGATTTGCCCAAGTCGCCGACGCAAAGATCGCCGATGTTAATTCACAAGCCCCCGTCGGGACCACAGTAGCGCTGATCGAGCAAGGCTCGAAGATCATCTCTTCGATCCACAAGCGCCTGCACTATGGGCAGAAGCAGGAGTTTCGGTTACTTGCGGAGATTTTCGCAGATAATCCAATGCCTTACCCATATTTTGTGGGCCAGAACGTACCGGCTGAGATTATGCAGCAGGATTTTGATGGTCGGGTAGACATTTTGCCGGTCTCTGATCCGTCGATCTTCTCGATGTCGCAGCGTTTGTCGCTGGCACAGACGCAGATGCAGTTGGCGCAGGCTGCCCCGCAGCTTCACAACCAGTATGAAGCGTACCGGCGCATGTACGATGCGTTGGATGTAAAAAACATTGACGCGATTTTGCCACCTCCACCTCCTGTGCAACCCAGAGATCCGGCTACAGAGAACGCTGCCGCTGTGAAAAACATGCCTGTGCAGGCATTTCCACAACAGGATCACGAAGCGCATATTATGGCACACGCCTTGTTCTTGGCCTCTCCGGTTGGAGCAGCTAATCCACAGTCGTTTTTGCTTTTGCTGTCTCATGTGCAGGAGCATATTGGCATGCTTGCTCGAGATCAGGTCATGGCGTTCTTCCAAGAAGCTGCCAAGGAGGCTGTGGCCGCAGGTCAGCCAGCGCCACAGATTACACCGGATCTGATGGAATCTACCGTTGCCCAGCAATCCACGCAGATTATGAAAGAAATCATGCCGATGATCCAACCTGCACAGCAGCAGGATCCGCTGGTAGGGATTCGTCAGCAAGAACTGGAGAACTCTAAGATGGAGATTCAGCGCAAGATGATGAACGATCAGATGGACTTCCAAGTTGATCAGGCGAAACTGCAACAGGCTTACGAGCTGGCCCAGCAGCGTCAGGAATTACAGTCTGACATCGCCGGGGCACGAAACGATGTGAACATTTATCGCATTAACACACAGGCAGCACTGTCGAGGAACAAATGATCCAAGCATTGATCGGACCGATTGCATCGTTAGCTGGTACTTGGCTAGAGGGCAAAGTAGAAAAAACCAAGGCTGAAACAGGAGCGCAAGTTGCAAAGGCTAAAGCCGAAGCTACGATTATGGAGAAGAAGGCTACGGGCGAGATTGATTGGGATCTGGAAATGGCTCGTGGCAGTCAGTCGTCTTGGAAAGATGAGTGGCTGGTAATACTGTTCTCGATCCCGCTCATTTTGAGTTTCATCCCCGGCATGGAGGGTGTGGTTGCTAATGGCTTTGCACAGTTGGACCAGATGCCTGAGTGGTATCAGTATTCCCTTGGTGTTATTGTTGCTGCTTCTTTTGGCGTACGTAGCGCTACCAAGTTTTTTGGTAAGAAGTGATGATGCTGATGTGGGATATGCACAATCGCACCACACCGGAGCAAGCGGAGAAAAATCGTGGCCGAAGTTACAATGGAAAGATTTCTGCGGTGGAAGATACTCCCCCGCTTGATGATGATTATGATGTCAATATCCGCCTGGCGGGTAGTGGAGTGGTTTATGACGCTGGAAGACCCGACTCCGGCGCAGGCAGGTCTAGTAAGTGTAGTCACGGGGGCCATGACCGGTGCATTTGCGGTGTGGCTGGGTCACGAAAAGGACGGCGGTAATGGAACGAACGTGCGAAGAGTGGGACGACCTGATCCTGACAATTAAGATGCGTATCCGAGAGATCGAAAAAAAGATTGGTCGGAGAAAGGACTGACAATGGCAAGGCCACGTATTAGACAGTTTGCCGGCGACATGGGAATCAGCTATGATGATGCCGAGAACCTTATCAAAAAGGGCCGTGGTCGCAGAGACGGTGGCTCTCAAGTGCTGGAGAGCAACATGAAAAAAATGCGTGGCTTTGACAAAGGCGGCACAAATAAGATGACGCGGCCCACACCCCTTTCGGAGTCAGACAAGAGGTACCGGGAGTACATGAGTGACCCTGATATTCCGGATAGCTTTAAGGAAGCTGTTCGAGAGAACCCAAGCCTGATTGATCCGGATCATCCGATGAACACAGAAGGGCGGGGTACGCGACCGACGAGGCCCACGCCAAAGCCGCCACGCGGCAAAAGAGGTGAGGTATACGCTGCTAGCGGCAAGTATATGTCCTGTCGTGGCATGGGTGCTGCAATTAAAGGCAACAAGTTTACCGGAGTGAAGTAAGTGGCCGGGCCGTTCGATTACCTTTTTAATGACAGGGACACTTCTAACAATCTGGGGGTGAACGTTGCTGCGCGTACTCCTGTTTCTCCTCCTCCTGATTCAGACGACCCCGTGGCTGCTGATCCGTCACAAGCAGCGGGAGCATTATTAGACAATATCGTCTTTCCTAGAAACAACCGTAGAACTCCGATATTTAAAGATGCTGCCACCGCAAGTGCCTATGAAGCTGGCCTGAGAGATTTTATGAAGGCCACTGGTCGTACGGATATGGATCCCTACGGCGTTTCGGGCAGATTTTATTACCCCGGAATAGATCGTCGCAGCGATCCCTTTAGCACCAATAATCGTGGTATGACGCAGGAGTCAATCGATTCGATTAACAGGCTGGCATACAATCAGTATCTTGGGTTGGTTTCTGGAAAAGGATTTAGAAAAGGAGGTGAGGGTGACCCGGTGCCCGGATACGCCCCCGCATTAAAAC